TAACGACAAGACAGGCTCTATTTGAGCCTGTAATGACGGGTATGTGGTACGTCCACACCTGACGTTGTTTGTTTGTTGCCCCTCCGTGCCTTGGCAACCTGGTAAATCCAGTGGACAAAATTTGATGAAGAGCGGGGAGGAGTGCCTGAGGAGAGCCCCAACGAAACCAGGAAGCTGGTCGCACCATGAGTTTCTTTCGAAGTTTCACGCGTGTTAATGTCTCAACTGAGAAGACCGGGGACTTTTATGTCCTAGATAGTGACTACAAAATGCCAGGCGCATGGGAGGATTTCCCCCCGGCTTTCGACGACCTCGTAATTGAAGCAACATGGAGCTTTTCCAGGTTGGCGCTTCGCACAGGCAACATGACGTTTGTCATTTTGTGGCTTTTTATTTTGGGCATTATCTTGTCCAGTTTAGTAGCCTTAGTGCCATGGTGCGGCGCAATAATTGTGTTTTGGTGTTTCGGGACAGTTGCTACTGTTACAACTGCCTGGACGCTTTTGTTTTCAATGATGTTAATCATCAGTTCTGCGTCAGTGATCATCCCCTTCGGGTGGATGTGGGTTGCAGCTCGTTTGGCTGCATGGTTAGAGCTTGCTGGCTCGAATGACGCCGTTGAGCGTATGCTTGTGACTATGGCTCAGACAGTCGTCCTTCAGCCCAGATCTTTCTCAGACGTGGCCGTTGATGGCAGGTTATTCAAGCCGGAAAGTATTCATCTTGAAATAGCGCGTGACCGGTACGTGGCATTTGCCGTCCTCACTTACTGGCTTTATTGTCCAGTGACCCGGACGGGTTTCTCTGCCTTGTTCCTGACGACCTTCTTGTTCGCGATGTATTTGTCGAGGAAAATCTTTTCCGCAGTCATGCGGTTTTTCAGATTCCACTTGTTCTACTTCAGATTTTGCTTTTGCATTTTGTGGGTCCTCTTTTCTGCGAGTGACCATACAGTGAACGCTCTAAGTGACGTGATGACACTACTACTCAGTTTGTTGGTGGCCCCCTTTGTGATGATCTTTCACCGATGGGGCTGGAAACGTTTGCGGGCATACATGAGGCTGTTGGCCTTGGTGGCGTTGCTACGTGCTGCTGCGATTGTTTTGTGGTACTTCGGTAATGTGAAGCCCAGTTCAAACAAGGTCAGCCAAGAATTGCACGGTTCACGGTCATGGAAAGCGCTCTGGAACACGACAGTGATGGACTTGTCACGGGTCATTGACGAAATAGCCCTCCCCCACTTCATTCGGTCATTACCGGACAGGTTTGATGCAACCGCCATCAACGAGACTCAAGAAATACTTGAGAAAATCGGCTGGCCGGCGGCCCCAAAAGTCACTGAGGAAGGAATGGAATTTGCCACTTTCAAAAAGTACCGGAAGTATTTTGTCGGTGGCACTGACATTCGCCAAGGAATTAAAAAGCTTGACCTGCAAGTCGCGAAGGAACTTTCCAACCTCAAAGGGCTGGGGCCGGTCTACAAGCGGTCTGAGCAATATGCCAACATTGAGAATGAGCTTGAGTCCTTGTCTAGATATTTTGAGTCTGAGCCAGTCGAAATACCAGACATCAAGGTTGATGAAGTTTGGGAATTGGTTGGCGACATATTTAGGAATAGCAAGCTCACACCCTTTGCACACATCATTCGCAAATGGGAGAAGAAATATGGCCTTGGCCCATTTTGGGGTGACCCACAATCTAAGAAATGGCGCAAACTTTCACGTGCCAAGTTCATACGTTCAATTGGGGGGATTCCCGCCTTTATCAGGCTGTGGGCTCGGACCTTTGAGGTGGCCCCGGGACTGGTGCCTGTTGCTCCAGTATCTGTGAAAGGGGAGGCACTTCCAGAAAAGAAGTGGATGGCAGACATAGTTCGGACTGTCATCGGAAGTCCCGTGGCCCATTACATTAGTTCCACGATCTGGAATTACTTCCCAAACCACAATTTTAAATTCTGGACCACCAACATTAAGATTGGCATGCCATTGAACGGGATAAACCTTGCCAAGCTGGTTCTTGAACACTCGGCATACGAGAAACATTTCGCAGGAGACTTTACTGGTTTCGATGCGACAGTTCAGGACAAGGTCGCCAAAATGGTCGCCAAGGTCCGGAAGAAAGGGTTCGAGCGGCACAGGGATTATGCAAAGATTTGCTTCTTGATTGATGCCAATTACCATAATTTGTTGCGCATGCCCCTCATGACAACATCCACTGGCAACATATATGAAAAGAGCACTGGGTTGTCGACTGGACACTCGTCGACTTCCTTGGATAACTCCCTGGCAGTCACAATCTACTACCTTTGTTGCTGGAAAAAGTTGACCGGCCTCAGTGCACATGAGTTCAGGCATTATTGCAAACTTTCGAACTATGGAGATGATCACATCTTGTCTTGGCTGGAAACTGCCCCGCCTGCTTGGAGTCCTGCCAATATCATGAAAATGATGAACTCTTTTGGTGTGGGGCTCAGAGACGAAGAGCCTTCTCATGACCTCATGAAGATGACATTCCTATCAAAATCATGGCGCTTGCCGACTTCAGTTGACATGGCGGAGTGCTCATTAGCTGGTGTCATCACGCCGGCAATTGTTGTCTACCATGACCCCAAGAAGTTGGCTGGGAAAGCTTATGCGCCTTCACGGGATGAGAAAATGGACAGAAATTACCGCATTAAGCGATTGGTGAGTTACTTGGACTTGTGTGCACACCATAAAGACTTGTATGACAAGATTCGGTACGACATTGACTTGATTAGAGTGACCAAGAAGGGAACTCAGATGCCATCACCTGTCCCAATACCGACTTATGATGAAGTCTTACGAAAATGGTACGACCCTGAGTCGCATGTCCATGAGGAAGATGAGCCCCGGGACATACGGGGTGATGTCATTGACTACTCTATGAGCGGAGTGGCAGATTTTGTTGTAAACGTACTATCTTTGATACCGGACGTTGTTAATCCGCAAATCTTCAATATGGGTTACACAAACTATCTGCTTTCATTGTTCGCGCGGCATTTAACTTGGCCGGCCGAATTAGTCCGAAGATCCAACTCTGTCCTTACGACTAGTCAGCTCGTTACAATCTTGAAGCGGACGAAATACGACTTTTTGGCTGATTCCCCGAGCGTTATTGGGCTGCCTTGCGATGATTCTGATGGGACCCTTCTCATAAGACATTGGGTCTATAACTTGTTAACACCACCTAGGGCCAAAACTCCAGCATCTCAATTGTTGTCTTGGGTTGACAACAAGCTGATTAGTTTGAACTTCCTAATCAATGGACACCTCCCAACGGTTGTTAGGCGTTTTGACATACCCTTCCTAGAAATGCTCCTCATAGCAGGGTTGTCGTACACGCCACAGTTTAAACTGCCAGCATTTATACAATATGTTAGAGTGCCCACGCTGTCGTCAATTGTTGATGGCGTTATCTCAACTGTGATTGCAAATGTTTGGTCATCTGTGCCTGCAAATATGAAGCAAGCATCACATGCGATATCAGAATTGGGCCCTGAGTGCCCTTCTGTTCTAATTGAAGCCCCTACAGGGACGGGCAAGTCAACAACATTTGTAGCATTCACATGGGTCAATCATGGCCACCATTACAAGAGGGTGATAGTGGTCGTGCCTCGCCATTTGCTTGTCACTACATTGACACCCTACCTGCGCAGTGCATTCAATCTCCCTGCCTGGGAGGTCACTGAAGGGTTTGAGTACATGGACACCATGCGGCTCATTGTGACCACACCTCAAGAGGTCATGCTTCATCCAGCATGGATGACTGAGGGATGTTTGTTTATGGTTGATGAAGCTCATGTGCAAGAAGCGCCCGCACTTGCTTTGCAGATTGCGTTAGCCAAAATTCGGTGCCCGACGATTAAGATGACGGCTACCGTGACGCCTGAGCTTATTGAGTCAAGTTCGATCCATGTGCCCTTAACAATAGCCAATGTGTGGCAGGTTGACACCATAGGCAAGACAGTGATTGATGCTACTGGGCTCGAGTTTGGAGCAATCTGGATGGCCTATCGTTCGAAGGTTATCGATTTATTAAGAGCATATCCATTGCTTAAATTCCTTGTCTTTGTTGTCGACACGGCCCATGCCGAGTGGATTACATCACGGTCAAACACACGTGCATGCATCCTCTCCTCGAACCATAAGTTTGTTGACCCAGATGCCAGGCTTTTTGTTGCAACAGCAGTGGCTGATGTTGGCATTACCATTCCGAACGTCGACTGGGTTATTACTTCCAACATTGGACGGCAAGCAAATCCCCGTGGCATACTCCCGAGTGTGGAATTAGTTGAGCTTGGGCCAGAAGTCATGGTCCAGAGAAAAGGGCGTACTGGAAGGACAGGAAATGGCCTTTTCACTCCCATAATATTCACTGGCATTGATAAATTGGTTGTGAAGCCAGCCAAGTGGGATGACGTCAAAATTGGAGTTTCACTACTAGACAGTGGCGTCACCCCGACCTTTGTCTCACAGTTCTTCCCTGGGTCAATCACCGCACTTTGGGGGAAGCCTTACGACAGGAGCTCTGATAAAAAGATTGAGGAGTTCACAAAACAATTGTTGGAGTTGCGCACTGGACTGGAGGCATCTCATGTGCGGTCTTTCAAGTTTGCCGCTGACGGAGGCGGGTATTCCAATTTATGGACTATACAAGGGAATACCATCCCTACAGCACTGGAACCGGATGTGGAGAAGGGCGTGCGGGTCGCAAAGGCAATCACTTCAGAGCAAATGACTCGTTTCCTAATAGGGGCCTCTGCCTGGATTGTTGACCATGGAACGACACTTGCTGCTGACAAGTTTGCACTGTACACCCGAAATGAGAAACTATCGGGCAGGAACTTTATTAAACGTTGGGGCCCTTCTGGATTCGACACTTCCGACTTTGCATACTCAGAAGTGGATCCGACATGGCGTTACGGGTCGCGCAACCCGCCGAAGCCAGCAGAAGTGGTGGCTGATGTGAATGCAGCATTGCCATATTTCGACAAGCCGATAAAGCACCTGTTTGAGATACCAGACTTCAAGCCCCGAGCTTCAGGCCCTTCGACGGCTTCAAGCTCTACCGCCGCTCCCAAGCGAAGGCCTGGTTTCTCAGCAATGGTTTAATGATAAATAGAGGGAATTCGAGACCTGATGAGAGTCCCATCGAAACCTTCGGGTCGTCTCACGAGACACTTTTTCCGTTATGACAGAAGTCGAGCGGATTATTAAGCTAACGGCAGAAGCCGTGGCCACTGCGGCCGACATCGAAGAAACGTTGCAATTTGACAAAATTCCCGACAAAATGACGGCACCATTTGCTAGTGCCACTCTTGACGCGCCGGCAGAAACGGCATTCCTCAAGAAAATCAATCAAGCTGACTTTTGCCGTGCCAACAAACAAACGATCCTCATGTGGGTTGCCTCAATGATAGATCTCCTTAACATCGTAACGGAGGCGAACACCAAGTTTGGGGCCACCACGGGCATTTCGAGCAAAGAGGTCGACAATGCAATGTGCCAATGGATCGACTACAGGTCTCGAAACTTCGGCGAGCATGAGGAGGTGACTGGTGTCTCCTACGTGCTGCCTGAAGAGCTCGAAAACGGGTCTATCCTTGACGCCAACTCTGAGGACAACTGGCAACGTGTAGTCAATGCGAAGGGGCGTAAGCCCAAAGCTCGCAAGACGCAAGCGTCGACCAGGCGTGTCAAGATTGACTGGGCTCAGCCTAATCTTGAGAGTGCTTCTGTCAGGGAGTACACGGACACGGACCTCGCCCTTGCGGACTTCGTGTGGCCTGAAGGCTCACTCAAGATTGAGCTTGTCTACCAACCCGGGGTGCGTGCACCGTTTACCGCCAAAGGTGAGCGTGTCAGCTCAAAAGACATGCACAAGCACAAGATTGCCGACCTCGTTTGGCAGGAAATCAGGCCAGGGACTTACATCCCTATCGGTACACTCGATGTTGCATCCCTTCGTCTAATCTACGATGAGGGTTGCATTACGGAGCAACAATTCAACGTGATAGTTAGTGTCCTTCCTGATGAAAGGTCACTACCAGACATGAAATTGTTGACCCACGAGGAGGCCGTCAGGTTGTACGGCAAGGCAGCTTGCCGCCTAGCCCGCACTTCTTACTGGGCTGGCCGTGCGTGTCAGGAGCTCATCCGCGGTAAATACCCGGGAAAGACGGCTCTGGTTAATGCTTGGAACAAACGACTCGCGATTGTCGATGGCGATATCGACACTGAATTGCCGATGAAAACGTTGCACGGATTTTTGAGGTCAACCTTGAAAGAGGCCAAACCCAACCCGAATTCCAGCTTTTACTCATTCAAGGCCGCTATGGGTGCAACCCAGAAGGTTGGTGAGTCAAAGACGGCTTACCTGGAAAGGGTAAAGAAATCCATGCAATGTTACTGGGGCAGCCAGTACGATAAATTTGTTGGCTACTGGGAGGTCATAAATGCCGAACAGCCAGAGGTAAAGCCTGCCATTCCGAAGCTGGCTGGACGCCTTGCCGCCAAGATGAGAAAACGTGCCGACGAGCTTGCGGATCTCGCCACCAAGAAAGCAATTTCTTCTGGTAAGGTTGCAGCGTCCTATGCTGCTGTCCTCAAGCAGAAGACCGAGGAGTACCAGGAAGTCGCCCAAGGGCTTTCATGGCGCTCCAAGTTCTATCTTGCTGCGAGAATATGCAAGAACAAGGCAAGGTCCGCCCTTTTTGGGGCCAAGTCCGTTGTTATGGGCGAACCTGACGAGCTATCGATCTTTGAGAAGGTTGCGGCATCGCCGTACTTCCCGAACAAACGATGGTTCTTCTTAAACCCCAAACGGAAGGCTGACCCTCTGGTGGGAGAAGACCTCGTGGTTGATTATTCCCAAATGGGGACTTTTATGGACGGCTCTGATTGCCGCCCCTGGTTCAGGTGGGCCACTTGGCCTATTCGGCAGCCTGTTAGGCTGTCCATCAGACTGTTGCGCGTGGTCGCATCAGTCTGGCACCACACGGGAGAATGACTTCTCGTGTGTAGACGACACTGGCCCTGGACAACCTTCGTGGTGGTCGGTGTCGTACTCCCTTGGCAATTGGGAGCACCCTTAATTGCCGCTATGCTTTCCCGTTACTTGCTGGACAAGACGGGTTTTTCTACTGCACAATCGCCTACTACCGACATCCTGGAGATGTTGATAAGAGGTTATTGAAAACTGG